GCGACACCACCCGCCAAGAACTTGACGGTCTCAAGCTTCGCTTCGCCTTTCATCGTCCAGTGGTTGACGTTTTCCGGGTCGAGCTTCAGGAGCGTATCCTGAAGAAGCTTGTACCGGGCAGCGGCGTCGTCCATGTCATGCTCCTGTGGTTAACTAGCGCTTGGACGATGCAGGGCCGTAGCCCTGCATCTACGAAGCGTTAATCGTCGCCGAGGGTGATGTACGCCATGAACAGCGTACCTTCCGCCAGCATCGACGCATCCGCCGAGATGGACGCGTCGTCGACGAGCAGGTTGAGGTTGACCTCGAGCGAGCCGTCGGTGTTGTCGAAGATCGTACCGGCCAGCGAAGACGCGCTCGCTGAGCGCATGACGCCGGTGACGCCGCCGACAGCGGCCGCAGCGAACGCCGTGCTGGCGAGCAGATCGATCTCGGCGCCGGCAAGCGCGTTGTTGGCGTTCGGAATCGTACCGAGCGAATAGTCGCCGTCGAACGCGTCGAGGATGCCCGCGCCGCTCTTGGTGAGCTTCAGATACATCGTGAGCCCGAGGAGCAGCACGTTGGACTGAGGCAGGCCCGCAATCACCGCCGTCCCGTAGCCGGGAGCAGCATTGGTGACCGTGAACGTTTCCTTGAACGACTTGTTGATCTTGGTGACCGGCTGGAGGATCGCAGACCCTCGACGCCGTGAGTAGGGGAGACCCTTCATCTTACTGTTCCTTCCGTTTGAGCTTTAAGCCTAGATTGGAGCGACACCCGAAGGTGCCGCCCCGCTCTAGAAGGCTTAGAACTCGCGGGTGATGAGGCGGGCGATCTTGATCTGCTTCCGCTCGCGGTACACGCGGCTCCAGGAAGCAGCGGCGTTCAGCGGGGCGGTGCCCGACGCGTTGTCCGGGCCACCCTTCGGGAAGCCGGTGCCGATGTAGGCGTGACCGACGGGGTGCAGGCACCACTCGACACGCGACCACATGATGTCCTGGCCGCCGCCGTTACCGGCGCCGGGCTCGCGCTTCGTCTCGACGGGGTGCTTGGCAGCGCCGTTGCCCCANCGGAACGCGCCGGTGCCGAAGATCCAGGTCTGGAAGACACCGCCGGAACGGGTGACACCGTCGTCGACGATGACACGCGCGCCCAGGAAGGTCGGGACCGATTCAGCGCCGGGGTTGCTCGAGTCCTGCACGAAGTCGATCAGGTTGTTCTTGCGCATCCGGTTGTAGACGATCGAATGCACCATGACGAGCTTGAGCGCATCCTGCGAGTCGCCCATCAGGCCCTGCGTGTCGACGAACGCCTCGGCGGAGAAGTTCGTGACACCGTCGACGAACGCGGCGCCGGAGATGTCGTTCGTCAGGTCGCCNGCGGTGTGCGTGTCGCTGCCCGTCGGNGCGGCGGTGTTGTCGGCGAACAGGCCGGTCAGCGTGGCGATGAAGGCAACCTGCAGACGGCGAGCCCAGTAGGCCGCGACGCGGTCGGCGATCGCACCCATCGGGTCGNCGCCNGCNAGGTCCGCGGTCAGGTCCATGCTCGACCAGCTCTGGTTGCGGTTGATGCGAACCTGGACNTCGGTCGCCGTGCCGATCTTCATCGGGCTCGAGAACGTAGCCGGGTCATCGCTGGTGACGTTCTCNGCGTCGTTGTCGAGGTCCAGGAACGACGGCTCGTTGAAGGTCAGACCGCCGCCGGCCAGGGCAGCNGCGAGGACAGCGTCGGTCGCCACGGCGCCGGACTGCACNAGACGCGACTTCTCTTCGGTGAGGACCTGGACGTACGGCGCGAACACCGACGGAACGACCACGTCGCTGATCCGGGTGACGCCGGCGGAAAATGCACGAGCCGGGGTGAGGTTCACGCCCGGGACCGCTACCAGCGCGGCAATGAGAGAGAGCTTGCGAGCCATCGGATATCTCCGTTTGGGGTCTGAATGTGACTGCCAGACCCCATGGCTGGCAATGTCGGGAGCATGTGTACCATGCTCCCGACAATCATGCAAGTAGATTTCTGCGTTATTTCGCAGGTGTCGGCCGTCGACCACCGATGGAGGTACCGGCAGCCGCAGCCAGCGCAGAGGCGCGGGTCGGATTTGTCGACGCAATCTGGCCCTGCTGCGTCAGATTCCAGTGCTCTGCGCTCCACGGGTTCTTGCCCTGATGGCCGCCGAGGTTGCCCCCGGCACCACCGCCGGAGCTCGCACCCCACCAGTGAGGCTTCTTCTCCTGCAGCTCCGCGAACCAGTCGGACGGCGAGATGCCCGGCGAGCCGTGGGCTTCGCTGGTGACCACATGTCCTTCCTCGTTGATCTCGAAGTGCCGCTCGGCGAGCATCAGCGCATCGTCGATGGCGCCCGGCAGGATCTTGATCTTGCTGCCGGCTTCGCGAATCGCGTCGTGGATGGAGCGCGTCTTCTTCTCGCCCTTGAAGGACAAGTTTTCCTTCTCAAGGTCCGCGTACCGCTTCTGGATGTCGACAAGCTGACGCTCGAGCGGCGCCTTCAGGGCGTTAGCCTTGGCGGTCACGAGCCCTTCGAGCTTCTTCGGATCCTTGAGATCACCGGCGTCGATCTGCGCACGGAGCTCGGCGGTCTCGTCCAGGCTGGCGCGGATCTGGTCCAGGTCGTACTGCTCGCCGAACTTGTTGCGGAGGGATTCGCGCAGCAGGCGGTGATCGTTGCGTTCCTTGCGGAGCGCTTCCGACACGTTGTTGACGTCCTTCTGCGTCTTGATTCCCTCGATGCCGGTGAGGCTCCAGACGCCATCCTTCTCGGAATACAGACCCTTGTACTCCGCAGGAATCTCAGATTCGTCCTTGTACTCGAGCTTGATCGAGTCGAAGGTCGATCGCGTGAGCGCCGTGCTAAGCATCAGCGCCGTGTACAGTCGCATTTTCATCACTTTCTCCTAAGCTGCCCATGCAGCGTTGTTAGACGCGATATTGCGTCTAATTCTTGCCGTCTTTGTTAGTCGACGAGCCACCGGGCTTCGGGCCAGTCGTTGGTTTGGTGAGGCGCAGGCGCTCCTGCTCTTGCTGAACGGGATTCATAAAGACCTTGGTCTTCTCCTGTTCGCTCAGCACAGCCTTGAACTCTTCTTCGAAGGTCTTGCGCGTAACTCCGCGGTCGACCATATAGGCGTGAATCGATTCGTAGCTAACGGGCAGGCCGATGTTCTTGGCTTCCATCAGCTGGAACATATCCTGGCCGGTCACAAACGTGCTGCTGAACTCTTCGTTCGGTGCAACGGACACCTTCGACGGGTCTTCACCCATCCATTTTGCAATGTCCTTGAGAACTTTCTCTACACCCGCTGCGCCGCTAAGCGCAATGGACGTAAGAGTAGCGGTCTGCGCCGCGAGTCGCGTCTTCAGCGCCTGACCGGACTCCTTGTCGCCTACCCGCGCGTTGATAAGCTGCCCAGCGCGGACCTCGGCGCGTGCACGGTCGTTTTCCAGGGCAGTGCGCTGCTCCGGCAAACCCTGTCCGGAAACGCCAATGTACTTCGCGTCACCCGTAGCTTCGATGTCGAGACGCGCCCCGACGCCTGTACGAACCGGAGCGTCGGGTTCGGTACCGTCGCTCATCTTCACGCCGCCGATAGTCACCAGCGTGTCCTGGCCCTGCATGAACAGGTTCTGTCGATAGTCAGCTTCGCTGCGATAGATCGAGAGCATCATGCGAGCCAGACCCAGCAGCGCAGGCTCTTCGACGTCCGACAGATTGTTGGTGCCGTTGATGAACGCAAACGGGATCACGTCGAGTTCATGGCCGAGATACGTCGGCATCGTCATCGCAGTGGGATCGAAGACCGGAGCGCCGTTGCTGACGCGGAACAGTCCCGTGCGGTACGCGCTCCGGTCGAGCGGGTTCATAATGTCGCCGAGCGAACACACGCGGTAGCGCGTCTCATTCTTCCACGTGAACGGATCACCAGCGTCGCGCATGTAACCCGACTCGTCGAGAACGACAAAGTTGAGGCGCATTTCCTTATTGACGTCTTCCGCCACATCCCAGTTGCAGACGTGCTCCGCTTTGTACATTGTGAGGTAGGGCACGTTATTGACGTCCGGGGTGGACGGAAGATCGCTCAACAGCCCAACGCGGCTGGAGACTAGCTGCTCTTCGTTGATGCGGCGCAGAAGCTGCTGAATCGTCTCGCCGTTGTTTGAAACGGNCGTTCTTCATCTTCTCAGGAAGTTGGATTGTCGCAGGCTTGGCCCAGAGCATGCCGACGTAAGCTTGGACTGCGTCCTTGTACAAGTCGTGGAAGAAGGCTCGGAGCTTATAGCGCTCATACGCCTTGAAGCCATCCGCACCGGCGGTCATGCCGTCGAGTTCCATAGCCTGTGTGGGTGCGAGGTACTTGACACCAGCAGCCTTGACCGCCTCTTCGCCCGCGTAAACGTCGCGGACAATCTGCCAGGAGTCGACCATGGACGTGTACGCGGGGTGGCGGGCTTCGAGCGACATATGGATTCCTTAGTAGGCGCTGCCAGTGGTTGTACCAGACTTCGTAATAATCTGTCCAGCAGGGAAATGCCAGTCCATAAAATAACCGATCGCGGTCGTAATATGCTGATACTGGTTCGACTGGTCNTCTTGGAACGACGAACCTTCTTTCAGCTGGACTGTTTCCAAGCCTTTGTTGCACCACTTNGCTTTATGNGGNTTGACGAACATAGGTCCGCTCNCCCAGCGCGTTGCAGATCTTACGCCGCACGCTGTTCTGGCGGTTCTTAATCGAGGGATGCTTAACCTTAACGCGGCGCTCAAACTTCCACGAGTGCATGCGCAGCACGTCTTCGATATCCTCATAGTCNGACTTATGCCCGTGCTTCTCACCAGCACGACCAGCCGGGTCACCGTAAACGTAGACCATCTTGTTCTTGTGGTCACGGTAGCGGTCGAACAAACTCTTCNGCAGACTGCCGAGAGATCGCAGACTCTAGAACAATTTCATCCACAAAATAAGGAACAATTATACTCGCATAAACAGCGATAGCAGAAGATAGAGGGGTGAAAGTTCTGGTCATGCGTCCAATGCAGAGGCTCCGTCGGGTTAACCACAATATCACGGTGGTTCTTATTGCTGTAATCTTCGTAGATACGCCCGCCAGCAGTTTCAAAGCTAGCCTCATACTCTTGCTTGTACTGCTTGAGCGACATGGAGCGTTTCGCGCTCTCGATGACGTCTGCAGGCAGAATGTCAGCGCTAATCCAATGGAAGGTCTTATAGTCTTTGTCATCGGGGTGATCGCTGTTGCCCCGGTCAGACATGTCCTTGTAGTGACCTAGACCTTCAGGCACTCCGATGAACCAGCACCACGCACGATAGTCTGGACGTGTCGGGTTGAACGTATTGAGCGCGGGTAGAATGTTCTCAATTACCGCTTGCTCTTTAACGTCCGCGACTTCGTCGATGATACCGCCGTCCCAAGGAATACCCTCGAAGCGCTGCGGCTGGTCGAAGCCGATAATGTGGATCTCGCTGCCGTTCGGCAGGAAGATGATTAGCTCTGTTTCAGAAGGCTTCTTCAGGTGCAGAACGCTAAAGGTAAGTTCCTTTAGATCGGTCCACCAGATCTTCTTAGCTTGGTTGACGGTAGGGGCACCGGCAAAGAACTTCTTGCCCGGTTCGTACATCGCCCTTTTGGCAAGGAAACGCTTCGCTCGCTCGGTTTTCCCAGATCGCCGCCCAGCAGGCACTACCGGGAACCGAATGCCGTCGTCTACCGCCCGGATCAACTTCAGCTGTACGGGATGCGGAATCAGCTGGTACCAGCGAGCCCGCTGCCTGGCCAGAACAAAGTCGAGACCCTCGGACATTCATTTAGTCCGGCGTATTCACGGCAACTTCCTTGAAGGCGTCGACCAGAGCCTTGAGCTGATCGCCAGCCTTATCGGGAGCGCCATCGATACCGCGCATCTGCGCGAGTTGCTTAGCTGCAGCCGCAGCCGCCTTCGGATCGCCGGAGTTCATGATCTCGATGTACTTTTGCTCAATCATCTGCTTGAGCTTGTCGTTGTCGAGAGCGGAACCAACCTGCGTCTTATATTCAGCGATCTTTTTCGCGACGTAGGGAGTGCCGAGGAAAACTCGAGCATACTCCTGGGCATACGTCACGTTGAAGCCGATGCGAATCGCCGCCTGGACCCCGTTATAGTCCTTGACGTATTCCTCAATGAACATGTCCCAGACAGCAACTTGCTTCTGCGAGGGAGCAGGTTCAAAATGGATGCGCGGGTCGACATCGTTCATGGTTGCATAGCATACCGACGTCTACTACATC